AGTTATGGATCGACTTAGCGGGAAATACCTAATATTGAAACGCTCATCCAAAAAAGATTTTGTTGCGGGCAATTTAGACCAACATTTTAACACTTCTTCTCTTCTTCATTCGAAAAATTTGATTATCAACCCCAATCTTCAAGTTAGTAAAGAAGCCGAATTCATGGACAAAACACATGAAAAATTAAATGGTATAAAATTATACGATTATTATGACGACGACGACCATTACATTTTAGTAATGGAAAATGGTGGAAGATCTCTCGAAAGTATTGTTTGTTCGCACCGAAAAAAAATTCAGGATTTGGTTAGATACGAAGCTTACCAATCAAATTTTTTTTATCATACTTATTTGAGCCAAATTATAAAATATGTGTATCACAAAATTAAAGCTGTTCATGATCTGGGGATACATCATAACGACCTTAAGCCCGAGAACATTTTGGTTGCCGACGGTGAAATAATTATTATCGATTATGGAGTAGCGAAGCCGGTTAAAGAATTTTATACGGGATATAAAGGAACTTTAGAGTATATTCCATATGAATATGTTGAAAAAGGTTCTTATAAACCATGGGACCATACAATTTGGTGTTTTGGTGTTATGTTGCATTTTTTAGCTTTAATGAAATATCCATTTTTGAGAGAAGAAGATGTTCTTGATTATCACCTTAATAATCAAAAAATTAATAAACTACCACTCAGCTTTTCCAACCTCATATATGATTGTCTTCAAAAAGATCCGTCAAAACGACCACAAAATTTATTGGATCGACTCGAAGGACTTAAAACATATTGACTGACTTCTTTTAACTTTTTATGGAAATTGTTGTCCATAAAAAGTAGAACTAACAGAACCACGAACTAAAGCACCACGCATCGAGTCCAACAACTTGACTCATTGTTGTTGTTCCAATGGTCAAATTGATAGGTAATTTTTAGATATCTTTCCTCAAAGCTTTCTTCTACGACCAAATCCAAAAGGCTTCTTACAAGAAATCTATTCATTTATTAACCGACAATCAACTACTACAGTCAGTTTACTACCGAAAGCCAGTTAATAAATGTCCAATAAATGCACTATTTGGCATTCACAACCTCTTGTGAATCCACTTACAAACAGAAAAATAAAGGCGGGAGGTCCAACATATAAAGAATTGGAACGTGAATGTGGTCCTCCACCATCCAGATCTAGAAGATCTCCTTCTCCTTCTCGAAGACCTACCAATAGAAGAAGATATACCAATAGAAGATCTCCTTCTCGAAGTTCGGATACTCCAAGAGCGCCTGTGGAGCTATATTGTGGAAACAATGCAAGAGATGATGGATTAAGAAGTGGGGAAAAAATTCTAGGCACCAGATATCAATGTCTCAGAAAAGGTATAGGACGAGGTTTAAACGAACCTATTCTTGCATATAGCCAAGAATATGAACCTATCGAACAAATAAAAGTCTATTGTGGTAATAGCACCGTTCTTCCGCTCGATAAGGATAGATTCGGCACTAGAGCTGAATGTCTAAGAAAAGGCTTTGCTGTTGGACAGAACCAAAAGTTTACAAGAGACGGCGGTATTCAAAGAGGCCCCGTTGTCTCAGAAGACAGAGGGTGGTACAAAGTATATCTACCTTCAACTTTGGGACCTGTTGTCTTAGGAGGCAGACGATAAAAATCAGCTAATCATAATTTTTTCATGGCAGAGCGCCATGAAAAAATTTACGGATGGTTTAGTGAACACCTCGACTTTTTAAGGTTACACCACCAATCATTTTGTCTTGATTGATTTTAAGCATAGTTCCACCACTATGTGCACTATAATTAGAAACTTCGCGTTGTGGTCTGTTATTTGTCAGTCTAACTGTCTGACCAGCCAATTCATACATATTTTTACTCCTTTGGATATTTAGATTAGAGGTGGTGGAAGCCTCATAATGTGGAACGTTTTTATTCAATACGAGATCTCCGTGGATATATTTTTGCTGGCTTGTTCGTTTTTGGTTGATATGGTCTACGTTCGAAGTGTGTAAATGCGAGGTTAGAGATGGTATAGTTCGCCGATTCCCAGTATCCTTCAATTTCTTAGCATTCGAAGTTATATGTCCAATAGGACTACCATTCTTAACCATCAATCCAATATTACTTGGTGGTTCTTGAGGACTTTCTTTTTTGAATGAACGTTTCGATTCGGCAGATACTCTTATTGGCGTTTTATGGATCTCTTTAAAGTACTCAACAACGTCTGGTTCAATTCTTTTGGTTTGGTCGACCCTACATCTTTTACTTGTAATACTTGTGAACAATCTGGGCATTCTTGACAAAGGCATTAAATCTTCTTGTCTTAGAATTGGAGGGCGAAAAGCGCCTTTATCCATAATTCTGTAGGGTAACTTGCCTCCGCCACCCGCGGTCATAAGTCCGTTCATATTCGACCCGCTTGCTCCACCATCGACGCCCATTAAGCCACTTCCAGTGTTTCCATGGTTCGAATATTGAACCGAAACCATGGGATTGTTTCCTCTAGCATATATATTTATCATTTCATTGATTCGGCTTCCCGAATCATCGCTCCAATCTAGGAGATCGTTATTTTCTCCAACTTTAATAATACGTCGAGTATGTATACCAGATGGTGGATCTTTAACTATGTCAAAATTACCATTCCATACCTCTACTGATGGTAAAGTTGCTTTACCATAACTTGTTAATGCAGAATAAGATATCATTTATTTAAAGTCAAACGTTGTACTCAATACCTTCCTTCAGATCATTTGCCTCACAACTCTTAAATTTTTTATTTTAATGGTATTTTAAACCATTAAAATAAACACGCAACAATTATTTATAAATATTATCAAAACGATTATAATTAGATACCACCATGGCATATCAAGTCGCATATCCTTCATTTATTTTCTGAACTATTGTTATTTATGGTTATTTATCCTTCAATTTGGTATTATAATTAGACTAATGAAGAGGGACAACAGATTCCATAATGACTACCAAAGTCAATATGCGGAACCAAATCAGTATTTGAGAATAAAGGTGGGAAAAAGAGGAGGAAGTTGAATAGCGACTGGTAAATATTGCTCAGATAATAAATGAATGATATACCTATGGAATTTGAAGTGGTCGTTGACCATTTTTATGTATTTGATAATGTAGCCGTATTCCCAGTCAAATCCGCAATTGACCATTTCCCAAAGTTTCAGCAAAAAATGGCCACTACCGGGTATGATATTACACACAACCATAGAATTATTTTTGCAGCTGTAGTTAGTGACCATCTCATAACTCCGGCCACATTTGACAGTTTACAATTGTTTGGTATTGCTGTTCTTAATCTGCAATCTAAAGCAATTGATTATTTTAAAGTTAATCAAGACTCTATTCTAATTAAATCCAGAATATTAGATGTCATCACTCATAACATCCACGGAGATATTTACATAGACATACAAACAAATAACCCAAATTTTGACGTAGATGCAACATATCTAGTAAAATATGGCTTCATTGAACCTAAACTGGTTAATAAAATAATACGATTAAAGTATGCGAAGAGACCATCCACAAAGTTAACGCTAATGCAAATTAGAGCTGCAGTGTCTAGTTTAAAGTCCAACGTTTTAATTTTGAACATGTTTATACCTAAAGTTGTTGCAACCACATTAACAAAATGTATAAACTAAATCAATGAAGCGGCCGGTAACCTTTCAATAGTTAAATACGTTGATGGTGGAATGGCTCTTATTGGTCTTAATTCTGATAATATTAGAAGTGGGGATGCAGGGTCGGTAGGACTTCCGGATAAGTATTCTCCATTTGTATTTCATACACATCCTGATCATATCACGCGGGAATTCAAGGCTTTTATAAGTTGGCCGAGTGGTCAAGACATGATGGTGGTTGCGCTTAGCTTTCTTCAATACAGAGACCAACTAGTACATTTCGTTGCAAGTCCAGAAGGTCTGTGGTCTATCCATGTGACTCCCGAGTTTCAAAAATTGTTGGTTCACCTCCGAACTAATAATTCCCACCCTTGTTCAGAAAGTATACTCAATGCAATACATAAAGTGTTTACTCAATTTGAAACACCTCGACTATCTGACACAATCGAAGCCATCGATAGATATAATATTGGCGGCCAATATCTCGCAACAACCAAAAATTATAAACTATCAAACTTATTCGCCGATGTTCCGCAACTCAACCAAGACTGTAAAACAGATGTTTCTGAAGACGCGCAACTATTTAACGTTTCGTTGATCAAATGGAAACGTTTTTCTGAAACAGTCGATGAAGGGGTACAATTAACTTTTGATTACGTCTCCGATATTCCAGGCGGACTGTCTCCTTTTTTCTTTCCTTTCTTTTAACTATTTTAACTTTTTCATGGTCATTGACCATGAAAGGTAGTAATCTCACAATAATGTCTTTACAACTGTTGTCTAACTTTTTATATTTTGCATTTATTTAATGCATAATAACCCTAAGAGCGTTCCTATTAACATTTATACATTTGGACTTGAAAAGAGAACTACTGCACGGCGGAAAAAATGACTTTTCAAAATTAAAATTGAAAATTTGAAATTATTCTACTTAATGGTTAACTGCACTTTTAAACTCTCTTAAGTCAACCCGTTTTGAAATTTTATTTTTGTATTATGGTAATGTTTTACCATAATTTATTTTTTGTATTGAAATTTTGTTAAAACGAAGGGGGTAATATACTTAAAAAAAATGAAAATAAGTTTGCAAAAAATTTAAAAATAAACAATGACTTCAACCGTAAAATATAGTATTAAAAACGATATACAGCACGTTTTGGACTGTTCCGATGTGTACATCGGAGATACTGCGCAGAGTGTTCGCAAGGAGTATACATACTCCGACGAGTGCGATAAGATAATATACCAGAATGTTGATGTTCCAGAGGCATTGGTCAGAATCTTTGTCGAGACATTGACTAATGCAGTTGACAATGTGGAAAAAAGCAGGAGCGGTGATCGTAAGGTTAAATCTATCAAGGTTAATTTAGATCTTGAGACTGGATTAACAAGCGTGTGGAATGACGGCGAGGCAATACCTATTATTCGAAATAAAAATCAACAGTCTGAAAATGATCTTAAAACGATGAATGATGAGGATAAATTGAGTTTTAAAAAACTCAACAATCTTTACATTCACTCCTTGATCTTTGGACATTTAAGATCGAGCTCCAATTATGGAAATGAGGAAGTCAGAGAAGTTTCTGGGAAAAATGGAGTTGGGATTAAATGTACCAACATTTTTTCCTCATATTTTTGTGTGACTGGGGTAGATCCAGACCGCAAACTAAAGTTGAATCAAGTTTGGACCGACAACATGACGAAAACAGAAGACCCAACAATTAAACCATGCTCTTCTACAGGTTATACTGAAGTTAAGTATATTCCAGATTTTAAAAGATTCGGTCTCAAATCTTATACTCAAGAAATATATACTATCATCAAAAAATTGGTTGTTGACATAAGTTCTCTTTTGCCAGAAGTAAGTGTTTGGTTTAATGGAGTCAAAATACCGGTCAAGAATTTAAATATTTATACTAAACTTTATTACGACGATGATGAAGTTATGAATACTTTGACTATAAAATATAAAGGATCAGATATTGTAGTCGTTGGCTGTCAACCACCCACTTCAACGGACGTAGTCTCGTTTGTTAATGGTCAAATTACAAAAGGCGGTGGACAACATGTGCTGAGTTGGACCAAAACAATATTTTCTGGTCTATTGGACTCATTAAATAAATCTTTTTCTAAATCAAACGATATTAAATTGACAAGAGGAGATATTGCTCCTTATTTCCAGTTTTTTATTCATTCTAGAGTAAACAAGCCTAAATTTGATGGACAAAATAAAAATACGTTAAAAAGTCCTAAGGTTGAATCTAATTTAGACGAGTCTCAGTTAAAAAAAATGTTGAAGTGGCCTATTATCAGTGTGATAA